AGCAGGACTTCCCCACACCAAAGAGTTACAGGCTGCTAGCTCATCATCTCCAGCATTCACACGAGCCATTCCCCCACTTAATAATGTATAACTAACGGGATTTATAATTTGTTGTTGCGGAATACGAGTAACAGGCAATGCATATGCATACATATTATTTCCCTGTGACTGAGAGCCCGAGCTCTCTCCTGAATTACCCGCACCATCAATATTCCATCGTGTAAAGATAACGCCCCCTACTATATTATCACTGTCCTTCCCGTCATAATAATTAGTCAAACCATAATCCAGAAACTTGTCCAAAGTAGTATGAGTCGCTTTAGGCTTATAATTAGAAAAGGTAACGCACACGCACCTCAAAAGGGAAGCCTCTACTTTTGAGAAAAAGGAAGAGCCAGAGGAATGCTTGGTATAATAAAGATAGGCCGGGTCAGTAGCATAATTTTCACCAGCATTTAGATTCAATAAAATATTAGGTTCCATCTTAGTGATATTCAAAGCTACTTGGATTTCGGGCATCACAGCTCGAGCATCTCCAAAGTTTATTGTGTCATCATTTGCTGAAACAGTGCTCATTCCTACATCAAAAGGCATTGGTGGAAAAGGAATATTGTATAATGACGCACGAGCACACTGAGGATTTAAGTTCCCACTTTCTTCTATCTGATTTTGAATTGTAGTGTTATTTACAGAGTATCCCCAATTATGATACATACGCAATGATTGTCCTCCGTTCAAAGACTTCTCGGTACTAAGCTCTATATTAGTCATAATTATAGGATTAGTATCACTAGCATCATAAGGATTACTAAAGTCACGCGTAGCATATATATCACTTAAGATAGTATTTCCCTTACTAGCTGCCGGATTACCATCGAGGTCAGCGGTAGCTGAAGTCTTGGACCCCCACTTGATATGTTTAGGGTCAATGTCGTGATTACCATAACAGAAATCTCGAGCTACGGCATCTAAAGCGCCCACCCCCAACTTCTGAAAATTACCCGCATCCTCAAATGTAAACCTTCTAATATTATTATCAATGAACTCAATGGGATATCTTCTAACTGTCACCCTACCACTATAAGCATCTGATGTTGATGAGCCTTGCTCATTCGCATTAGCTTGTCTATCTCCCAAAGGTTCCGCGTCAGCCCCATGCTCTGGTCTTACAGTTCTCGTATTCGATTCTACGATAAGTACGGGTTGAATCTGAGGGCCTCCCTTCCTCATCTTATAGGTAGTTGGTTTTAAAACTTGACGTATGTATTTCATCCGGCGTTCATTTGTCGTACGCCCCTGTGATTTCAAAACCGCCTTTATACCAGTTTCAGTGAGATAGGGGTCACCCAACGTCACATTACTATTGTTACCCATTCTATTGATTATTCCTAATCCTTCTACATCCCCTTCAAATTCTTCAGTGAGAGTAGGTACCGTAGTATAGGGGATGCTATTATAAAGAGCCAATTTATCACCAACAACATTGGTGCCACTTCCCCCACTCAGAGCAAAGGAATAACCCCCTTCTCGTAGTTGTATATTCTTATCTATAGCATAACCAACTACCATAAGAGGCTCTCTATTATACTCTGTCTCTATCGCCGAAGAATATAATCGCAAAGTACCCCTTCGCAATGCTCCGGCACCATAAGTAGGATTGGGGGGAACACTACCCGATAAGACAAAAGCATTAGCGGCAGTCTTTCCTCCAGCCAATTTAAAAGTATCGTCAGTGCTGTTAGCCAAATCTGCAAAAGCAGAGGTAACGTTTATACCCTCTGCAATGACATCCTTCTTCCAAAAAGTATTAGGTATTACATTGACGGTCATTCTACAAGTCCTCCAAAAGAGTCAATCCCTATAGATACATTTCTTAAAACTATGGGACCTCCCATTAAACTATTGGTCTGCCCGTTATTTAAAAGTTGCCCTGAAGTACCCGGCATAAAAAGCTCGGGACCCTGTTCACCAACGAGATAAGGACTTCCTGCACCTGCCATTCCACCACCAGCCATCGGTGTCAAATAACCACCCGTAGCCCCCTTCGTTGCATATTTCAGTAAGTCATACATCAGCCATGCTGTCATAGCCATACCCAGACCGGGAATAAGCATTCCCCCCAGTCTTCCTGCTCCCGTAAGACCTATTCTCCCAAAGGCAGCTGGAGCAAATTCCGCCGCCGTCGCTCTGCTAATTGCTGTACCCCCCAGCATATAAACACCTGCCCTAGTTTTATGTATTCCGGCTGCCGTCAATGCAGCAGCTTGAGATGCCTTAGTTACTCCGGGCACCCCGAGCGTAGCTCCCAAATAGCCAGCTGTACCCAATTCAGCCATGCCGGCACCCATACCTCCAGCACCAAGGCCAGCGACTCCGACACCAGCTGTACCAATGCTAAGCATTCCTTTCCCTATAGCACCTAATAATTGAGGAATACCCATCATCTTCAATGTCTTCCATAGTATGACAAATTTAAGCAAACCAACGTCATCCAGCCACTGAATGGTACCTGCTATTATCTTTAAAGGTAAAAGAAGTAGTTTGAAGTATGCTCCCAGATTCAATTTCATCAGACCCTTGACAGCGTCTATCAATTGGTAAGTCAGAACTTCAAGCTCCTCTACCATAGTAATACCAAATTCCTGAATAGTCTTACCAAATTCCGTTAATTGTTGTTGACCATTCTCTTCCATTATAATCAGGTCTCTCAAGGACTCAACGAAACTGACAACTGCCTTATGGAAACCATTAATAAATTCAGTCCCCTCATAAGCAGCGTCACGGAACGCAAAAATAGAGAAGATATTGGTCTTCAATATTTGTATCTGGGCAGATAACGATTCATTCTGAATTTTAACCATCCGGTCTAATTCCCCACCGGCTTGCTCAGTTGCTTTGACAGCTTCTGTGAACTCATCCGAAGCTTGAACCAAGTGAATAAACGCAGTCGCACCACGCACATTCAATTCTTCAATCAAGATAGTCAAAAGCTCAGTATTTCCTATAGTTTCAGGCCCTACCGCAGCAGCAAACTGAGACGCTATCTCAGACAACTGTAGCATCTCACCCTCAGCATTGAGAATTTCAACGCCCATCTTACGGAATCCAGCCTCAGCGTCCATTGCGCTCTCAGCAAACTCCGCGAGGGCCTGTCTAAGACCCCTACCAGCTATACCAGCCTCTAAAGCTCTATTAGTCAATATCTGTAGAGCCCCTAACAACTGGTCTATGCTCTGCCCTGTAGAGGTAAAGAAAGGTAAAGCGAACTTAACAGCGCTTGATAAGTCCTGATACTCAATAAGAGACTTCTGGATAGCATAAGCGAACTTATCAGTTATTAATGCTGCTTCCTCCATCTCCATTCCAAAACCAAAGATAGTCTGAGCGGTAAGTTTGGAGATAGTATTGTGGTCTCCTTGGACCGCCATGGATAATTTAAGGGTATGGGGTAAGACTTTCATTGCTTCGTTGGCGGTTAGACCAGCCGAAGCAAGTTGGTAGAGTCCAGCTGCCCCATTTTGGGTAGCTATACCGAACTCATTACCAAATTCTACAACTGTATTTCCAACTTCAAAAAGCTTATCATTAGTTAATCCAAAGACCGAATTAGCATTCAACAGTTCTCTTTCAAAATCAATCAATTCCTGTGTATTCTGATTCAGTTTATAGGCAAGAGCAGTTAATATAGCGATAGAGTTTCTTAGGGCCGAATTAAATTTATCTCGAATAACATCCACGGTTCCTAATGTACTGTGTACCAAGCGCTCTCCTGCTTCGGCAACACCATTCATTTCACCATGAAGGTCTTCATAGGTTCCCGTCATCATCTTCAGCTGTTTCTCTAACTCTTGGTCCAAATCCAGTTGCTTTCTCATTTGGTTAATATCTTTCGCTTCTTGCATTTGGGCAGCAGATTTATAATCACCGACCTCCTCATATCTACGAACCCTATCTAAATACAATTGTTCTTCTACTGCATTTCTTTGGCTAAAATTTCTTATTCCCTCAGCGTGCTCGTCACGCCCCATCTTAGCTATATTTTCTCCAAGCTGAAGTGTATTAGATAGATGTTGACCTTCCTTCATACCTGCGGTAAATTTAGCTCCCAAAGGCTCAGAAAGAACCGCTTTCAGGCGTTGATAGTTAGATTTAGTAGCACTGACGGATGTTGCTAATGAATTTTTAGTGGCCTGATTCATTTTAGCTAAATGTTGTCGCATCCCTACTATGATTTGATTCTGCGTCCGCTGTGCAGAATTTGTAGTAAAGGTATTCATTTCCTTTAATTTGGCCTTATGTTCATCATCCAAACGCACTGATTTTTGAGCTAACTCTACCCGTTTCCCTATTTCTCGAATGGCACCTGCTAACAGAGTGCCCGTCCTTTGTAAAGCCTGTGGGCTCGGAACTGCTAACCCAATCGCGACACGCGCGGCAAAAACCTGTCCTGCAAAACCCATTATCCTATTCCTCTAAATGTAACCTTCTGTTGCATCCCTATCATATCCTGATACTTTCTTTGTGTTTCTAAGTATCTCACATACTGAGAACGCACTTCGGGCTTTTTCTTTGCTATTTCACTTATTTCCATATCATTATACCCATCCATCGAATGCATAACCGCATAAGCTTGATAGGCACTTAACAATCCACCGAGTTCCCTCCGAGGCGTATCTTTAATTTCCTTCCATGACATTCCAAGGTGTTTCATTAAAGGTATATAAAGCATTACCGCGTCAGGCGATTCCAGCATCAATCCCGAAAACTTGATTGTGCCATTTCTTCCACACCCAATATCCTATTCGCTATGGTATATCTTAATGTGGTTGGTAAAAGTCCCCAATGTTCGTTTGATATAACGGGACCTTCGGGATTCTTCTTATTCGCTTTCTGTATCATTCTAAGAACTCTCTGAGAGCCTATTTCCTGATACATTCCCATCTTTTCTTCTTCTGGTAATTCCTCAGGGACAGCTAACATCTTGGGCTCTTCACTTTCTGTGAGCTCACAAAATTGAAATTCCACTATTCCCTCTCTAAAAACTACCTCATCTATTTGCACTTCATCAGTGAGTGCTACTAATTCGTCCATTGACCAAATTTTCTTTTCTGTCATTGTTTTTCTCCTGAAGGGGGCTCACGCCCCCCTCAAATATTATTTATCTATAAGTCTGTTTCTTCAGTCGCTGTCACGTAATTCGCGCCACTCACAACTGGGCTAACCATAGACATAAATTCTAATGTTTCTTCCGAAGTACCGTCTGCATTCATAGTTACACTATGACCCTGTACTACACAATTGGGTATAGACATTACTTCGCTAGTTCCCGACAAATGCACATAAACTCTATAACCATACTCAGTAGTAGGTTCTGCGAGACCATTGTTTAAGGAGGTATCATCAGTTGGTGTTGACCCAGTAGCTCCATATCTTAGCTTATCGAAGACTACATCGTATAAATCATCACTCTTTTTACGTGTAAGTGATAATGTCGTCTCCTTTTTGATTTCCGCCTTTAGAGCAGTCCTCATACCGAAATAAGTAATGTCTTCATCCATCGCTCCAATTCCCAAATCAACCGAAGTTAAATCAGTCTGTTCAGTTTCAGTTACAGCAGCTCCAGTGTTTTGAAGTCTGCACGCAAAGGTTGCTGTAGTACCAGTAACTACACTAGTTGCTCCTGTTGCAGGAGAAATACCAAAGGTCTCATTTTCCGTTGAAAAATAAACGGATACATCTTTTCCTAAATAAAATACCATATTTAATTCACCTTACATCCCCGACACTGTTGTCAGTGTGTTATTTATCTCATCCCCAGACAAACCATACCTTGCGGGTTGATAAGACATAAACTCCATAGTCTCTTCTGTAACGCCATCAGCGTTCAGCGTAGTAGAATAGCTTGTCAAGCAACAATTAGTAACACATATACATTCTTCGTTACCTGTATTACCGGATGTACCAGTCTTTAATTGTAAAGCTACTCTATATCCATAGCACGATTTAGCAGTATCACTTCCGGCTAAAACCGAAGTTGGATTTACTAATCCGTTCCCAAGTGCAGCAGCGCCATTAGCCAAACCAAACCGACCAGTAGCGCCCGTACTGTCCCCATTGAAGATAACATCCCAAACATTATTCTTCTTTTTGCGTGTTAAAGTCACTGTATAATTCTTCTTTATCTCTACCTTACCTGCTTGCTTTTGTCCAATATAGGAAGTGTCTTCATCTTGAGTCGAAAGAGAGACATCTACTCCAGTAACATCAGCTTGGGCAGTATAGACACTTGTAAGAGTAGGGGTAGAAGCGTGATACATCGACACCGCAAAATTATTAACCGCAGTTGCTCCAACAACAATAGCAGGAGCAGCACCTGTGCCGCCAGATATGCCAATATTTTTAGCATCATCGTCTTCTTCTGTGAAGAGAAATACATTTACATCTCTTCCCAAGAAATAGGCCATTAGAACTCACCTCCGGTTCTTTCGTTTTCGTAGGTATATACCATTTTATTCACCTT